GATTTTGTCAGCCGCATCACCGATCGCCTTCTCGGTGTTCTTCTTGAAAGTACCGAACGCGGCTTGTGCGTCCCGGAGTTTGTCACCCAGACCCGGGACCCAACCCATCATCAGCACAGCACCGTCCAGTACCTTCTCGGCCATGGAAGTGAAATACGAGATCACGGGCTTCACGACGTAATTCAGGACGAACGGAGCGAACTTGGACCACGCCACGATCATCGTGCCTATGTAACCGATCAGGACGATGATCGCCTTACCGAGGACAACCGCCAGCACTACCGCTAGGGCCTCGATGATCGGCAGTAACGGTTTGATTATCGGGAGGAGCGCAGCCAACAAGACCTCAGTCAACTCGCCCAACGGGATAAGCAACGCCATGACCGAGGCCAGCAGCGGAGCGAGCGACTCGATCAGTGACAAGACAACATCGACCACGGTCTCGATGATCGGCCACGCGGCATCTAGTATGCCGAACACTACCTGCATCAGAGGACCGATCAGAGGCGTCACCACAGCGAGCAGCCGGACTAGGATATCGGCGACTTTCCCGATGATCTTCGCTACCAACGGACCGACAGCACCCGCCAGAGCGCTAAACACACCCAGCAGCGGAGCGATCGCTGGTATCAGGGCATCGACGGCGTCCAACAAGACGTCGGCCAGAATCGTACTGACCTCGGTCAGTACAGCCACCAAAGGAGCCATCAGAGGCTCCATCGCTTTGAAAACATCCGCCAGCACCAAGAACTTCTGAGCGAACAACTCGACCAGAGGAGTGAGAGACGCACCCAATTCGATAAGCGAGTTCTTAACAGTGGCGAAAGACTGTTGCAATTTGAAAGCCGAAGTCTCAGCCGTCGCGGAGAAAGCCTCGTCCAGCACGCCAGTGCTGTCAGCCATGCTGTCGAAGATCGCAGCGGTCCCGTCGGCGTTAGTGCCGAGGAGGTCCATCACACCAGTCAGGGCCCGGACGTTCCCGAAGAACTTACTGGTCGCGACCGTGTTACCGTCGAACGCACCAACCATCGTCTGCAGAGTGGGCAGCAACCCCTCGTCTTGCAGTTGCTTGCGCAGCCCCTCATACGACAGACCGACCGAAGCCAAAGCCTTCGCACCCTTCGGTGTCTCTTTGGTGAGAGATGAGAGGATACCGCGCACTTGGGTGGCGGCCTCACTCGCACCAGTACCAGTACGCGACATGGAAGCGAAAGCAGCACCGATCTCGTCAAACCCGACGCCCAAAGCGCTGGCGATCGGGAGCACGGAGCCCATCGCACCAGCCAACTCAGCCGGTGCCAGTTTCCCCTCACGCACGGCATTCGTTAACACGTCCGTAGCGCCCGAAGCGCTAAGAACATCAGAACCATACGCGTTCATAGCGGAAGTCGCTAAGTCCGCGATCACGTTCACTTCTCCCAGCCCCGCAGCGCTGGCTTTCAGAGACGCTTCTAACGTCTCCATCGCATCAGTGCCACGCAGACCAGCAGACTGGATGAAAAACATAGCGTCGGCCGCTTGCGTCGCGGTCTTACCGAACTCGCTCGCCAGATCGATGACGGGTTGCCGCATCTTCTCGATCTCACCAGCGGAAATACCAACCAAACCCTGGATCTTGGACAGCGAAGTCTCGAAATCCATCGCCATCTTGCCGGCCGCAACACCAACAGCAGCAGCAGCCGCAACAGCAGCGACACTGACAGCAGCCAGAGCGATCCCGGCCTTCTTACCGAACGCCGCCATCGAACCGGTGCTCTTGTTACCGAACTGCCCGATCTCACGTTGGGCCCGAGCGACGTCCTTGCCATCCCACTTACCGACGAAAGAGACAACAACAGCCACGTTACTCTCCTATCGTGTTGTTCAGGTAGACTTGGAGCAGACGCTCCGCCTCTTTCAGCGAACCTTCGATCTCGCGCACCGCAGCGCCCTTGTCGTCGTCAAACGCTTTGAAAACACCACCACGGTCGGTGTTCGTCTTCCGGCTTTCGCCGTAATTCTTCTCACCAAACGCGTGCATGAAACTCGCGTCCGCACCGCGACGGCCCGCCAACTCGAAAATCGAACCGGCAGGAGTCGGGTTGATAACGCCGATGTAGTTACTGACGATCTGGCCGCGTGCACGGCTGTTAGCCCGTGACAGCCGGATCGCTTTGTTGTTGCCGTCGTACGTGAGGTCGCGGCCGCCCGTGTTGGACGACCACGCACCCCAATTACGTAACGCGTTCCCAGTGGGCAACATCCGCCTAGCGTTGTCGCGCACCTTGCCCGCTGCTTTGTTGATCCGCTTCCGGATCGCCTTCTCAGCGTCGGGCTGGAACTCCTTGAGTGATTTCATCGTAGACTTGGCGTTCTTAACAACCACCCTGTTTTGAAACGTCACTCAGTCACTTCCTCTGGTTAGCCCCAATCGACCGCCACCTGATATACCGCCACATCGTGGCGATAGTTCTGGGGTCCTCGTTCGCCACGACACTCGGTGCAAGCCCGAACTCGTAAGCGATCTGGACTATGACCCAGTGGATTGAGTTTTCTCCAAAGGGACTATCTCGTCCTCATCGCCCACTACCAACTCTGCCAGTGTGTCGAGCCAAGGGTCGAACTCCAACGTGGTTTTCTTAGTCCGGTCTAACGCGTGCCAAGCAATGAAAGACAAGTACTCGATGCGGACGTCCGTTTGGAACGCAGCGATCGGTTTGTCGTATTTCCTTTCGAACGCGACGAAATCTGGCACCGATGCTTGCACAGTGGTGCCAGACCCGTCTTCGTACACAACGCCGAGCGAGATTTTCATCACAGCAGGAACTCCTTTGTTGGTTGTTTATTGCGTTTGGTTATGCGACAGCGCGAGTCACTGCACCCGTGATTGGCATCGAGACACTGAAAGTGGCGAGGTCGCCAACAGCAGAATCGATCGGGCTGTACTCGGTGATCAACGCGACGAAAGTGTACGCCGGGTTAGCGGTGCCAATCGCTGCAGTCCCTTGCGGGGTTACAGAAACGGCGACGGTGCCGCCGAGGTTTTCGAAGAACACGGAATCGATACCAGCGACCGCGAAGTCTTGGTGGAAGTCGAACGACACAGAGCCGCCTTTCAGTCCACCGATCCTTTCACGCCAACCGTCGCCACCGAAGTTGGTGGTTTCGACATCGTCTGCTTCTAATGAGATGGTGCATTGTGCGACCGAAGTGCTGACGGTGCCGCCAGCAAATACGACCACGGGATTTTTCACTACGAACTTGGCCATTTGGCTCCTTTGTTTTTACTGTGCGAACACCTGAACAACGAACTCGGCGCTCAGGTAGATGACGTCGCCTACGTTTATTTGTTGGTAATTGCGCATTTCGCGCACTCGAAGGTCGTAGGCGTTCCCTCCGAGAGTCTTGTCAGCCTCGATCGCTTCCTTCACGCTTCCGCTTCCGCTGGGAGCGCAGTAACCATCGAGTTTGTTCTGGGCTGTCCGTTCGTCCACGCGGCCGACGATCAACAGCACACTGAACTCGTATTCGTCGAGTCCACGGGCGAAAGCCATATCGAAGTTCACTGAATTGGGCTTGATCACGGCCACTGGCGGGTTCGGTTTGTCCGGTACCGTCGCAGATGTGCGTAAGTTCGGGATCGCCGACAAGTTCGCAGCGAGCGCAGTACGCATGCCACCGATGCTCATGCTGCGGCGTGTTTCTTGTAAGGACGGATCAACATCGCGACGTCCGGGTCCGTCTTGCCGACCCGCATCGCTCCCATGTCGCCGAAACCAGCGACGCCCAACGGGGAATCCAGTCGTTTGTAGATCCGGCTCGCTTGGATCACGCACGCCTGCGTCACTTGAGCGGGTGTCGGTGCGAAACCGTAATCACCTGTGATGCGGACCGTGGCCTGAGCGCCCCAGATCGGGATTGTGTAGGCGCCGATCATCCGCACCCTTGTGTATGGGTAGGCGCCTCCACCGGAGAGTCCGTTCAGAGGTTCCAGTTGGTAGTCGCTTGTCAGTAACGTGATCGAGAAGGCCCCGTCGCCCG